CAAGCAACGCACACGCCACACAAGGCGACATCTTAACAAGGGTATACCAACCCATTAACCAAGCTGTAACTATTAATTACACACAACCACACGCCACGGAGGAGGCATTTTAATTATGGCTAACTTAAATTATTTTATCGTAGAAGATATCAAAGACATGGAAAAGGTTTTTGAAGAGTTAAAACAATTCATTAATAATTCTGTGTACCCTGATTTATTAGAGGAACACGGAATAAACCAAAAGATTGAAAGGTTAGATCAATACTTTAGTTATTGGTCACACCACGCTCAAAAACTTGCAGACGATTATCAGATCGTTCCAGACAAGTACCAAGCGATAACCAACAACAACGCAGATTATTTTGTGCAGGAAGGTAGCAATGACTAAGAAATATCTTTGTAAGGTTGTTGAAACATATACGGTATCGGTAGAGATTCCTGATAATAAACATATAGAACAATTTAACTTAAGTGATGCTTACAGTTTTGATTGTCCTGATGATGTTAAAGAAACCTTTACACCTATTAGAAATAATAGTGTTGTAGATTTTACTTTTGATGAAGATATGGAGATAACAGATGAATGAAGTATTAAAAGATGAGCAAACAACACAATTTATAAATTTTTATGAATGTTATGAATGCAACCATAAATGGATCGATGTTTGGGATGGTATGGTGGACGATCGTTGTCCTGGTTGCGGTTTTAAACATAACTCACCATATAAAAGTGAACAGGTAGAACTATGACACAGCATAAAGAAATGATTGAAGAGGCCAGACGATTACTTAGAAGTAAGAACGAAAACTTGCCGACACTATCCCACAACATGCAAGACGATTTCTGGCTTCACACTTACCCATGCGGAAAGGTCGTTAAATCTTTTAAGGATAAACGCAAGCGAGATATAATTATTAAGGAATCAAACCAATGATATTACAAGTAGTTCATTGTTTAGAGTGCGATAATCTTTATGGGGAGAAAAATAAGTTTATCGAAGTATGTCCTTTTTGTGGAAACGAGGATACACAAAAGACAGTTTATTTATCTGAGGAAGGTGATATGTATAAAGAATTCATGCAAGAGCCAACCCAATGATCGATTTTTTGCTATGGCTACCGTTGTTCCTCCTTTTACTGTTATTCATATCAACGGTGGCCGTAGCACTCTATTTAATTTTATTTAACGATGGGTAAGCTAAGACAATGGTTTCGCATCTGGCTAGACAGACAGATAGAGAAATCATTGCAACGCCAAGCAGATAGAATGTTCAAAAGATCACTCAAAAAAAGACAAAGGCATAACCGATGATTACCCACGGGAACGCTAAAATTACCTTCAAACAGTTCGCACGCAAACATTTAGTGCGATACCTGGAACAGCTTTTCGACCACCCAAGCAAGCACATACCGAACTTTGACGACTTAACACACCGCCAACAAGAAGAGGTGCTACGCCACATAAGTTTATTTGAAGACAGAATCAAAAAAATAATCGGAGAAAAGATATGAAGAAAGATAAAAACTTTGCACCGTACAAACCAACTAGTTCTAAGGATTGGTTTAGACAACCGTCTGCATCAGTATTAAGAATTGGATTTGATAATGAAATATTACACAAAATTCTTTATGCAAGAAAAAATAAAAGCAAAGTCATAGGTAAAACTACCTTTTCAAATAAACTTACTTTCCCCAAGGACTATAAATGATAGATAGTATTTTATTAGTTATCGCAAGTGCCATGCTAATTATTCTTATTATTTTTGACGACAACAACAACGGCACGGGATTTTAAGATAAATTAAAAGGTATGGACAACATACCTAAACATAACTTCTCATGTTCGTACGATGAATACCCAATCGATCAGGACATTCTAAAACAAGCCGAGAGTTATAACTTTAAGTATCATTCGCACGGGAAAGTTCCTCAACCAACAACTTACCCAACCCCACAAACAATAAATGTTTCCGAACACCAGGTTTTGCAGTTTTAAGTATTCGTTTCTCACCTTCGACTGCAATCCATAAAATCTCAGCACGCACGAGTTCGCTCACGCATCGCCCAACCGTCTTACTAGACAACCCTGTCATCTTTGCATAATAACTATACGCATCATGCGAGCTAAAGGTTTCAACTCTAAACCTTTCACAGATTGCCCAGAGCGTTAGCTTGCACGCAGGCGAGAGCGTGCGATCTCCCGCACGGGATCGAAACCACTTCCACACGCACGCACGCATTTTGCTAAAACTTTTAAACTTAGCACGCACGGATGCTCGCACGCATCCGCTCTTGCTTTCATGCTTTGGGATTCCATTTTCGATCCACCAATACTCTTCTATCATCTTTAATTTAAGGGTAAGGGCGCAAGCCCTTCACCCTTATTTGTATATGTAATGGATATATAGGACATCTACGGTAGTTAAACAGGACATTTACGGTAGTTCATAGGGACATCTACGGTACATCTCAAGGCGGTAATGTAGCCAGAAATTGAAAACATCATCTATTTTTTAGGGGGTAGATTTGATGTTTTCTTTTGTGTAGAGGATATTTTTCCGACTACATTACCTTTTCTTTTACCAAAGATTTTATCGAAGTTATTATCAAACTTAGACTTATCAAAGGGACGAGGTTTTGAGCCTTTACTCATCTTCAAACTCCCTTCCCCAATGGATTTGTTGGATCAGCTTTTCAATGGAATTAATCTTCCTTTGGTCATCTCGGGTTGGCTTTTGTTTGTTAACCAATGGTTTACCAAACTCTGCCAACGCATCGACTAAGAGCTGTCGTTCTTGTTTATCTGCGTATATCTTTAACATGGTTATTTTTTCTCCTTCGGTGGGTTAATCATTTCAATATGAAATTTATTTTCCTTCATGGCCTTTTGGATAACTCTAAGTTGTTCATCAAAGTTTTCACTCATAATGTCTTTATCGGTATAGACCACTAACTTTAATATTTGTTTATGTTTCATCATTTTGGTAGTTGCTCTGGATCAAACCAGCCACATGGATAATTAACCATAGTATCTCCCTAGTAATCCCATTCTATATCTTTGTTATGAAATACCTCTAACACGGCATTTCTCCTAATCAATGTCATTGGCGACATATCGACTTCGCTAGAGTTAGACTTAACCACTCCCGCATTGACAACCCTGGTCCTATCAAAATCTAAACCTTCTTCCGCACAGATATTCTCTACGGTGTTTTCATCTGCTAAACCTATGGCTATCGCTAAACGCATACCGTCAACCAAGGAACTTGATCCACGAATACTTGCTCTTAAATTCATAATATCTTCTTGCATATTCAGGGCAGTTTTGGCCATGTGATGTAAAGATAAAACGCTTGCATTAAATTTAGATGCAATGCTTGAACAAAACTGACAATACAACTGAGCAGCTTCTTGGCTTGTCGTAATCGGTGCGGCCACGAATGATTGCACAGGATCAATTACAACCAAAGATAAATCCTTGATGGTAGAGATTTCATCAATTAATTCATGCGCCTCTGGTGTTAAATCTAAACCTCTGTTGTCATCTTTGAGTAAGATCAAAGGCTTTTCTGCATCTGGAACGGTATAAACATAAGTGTCGTATTCAGTTTCATAACGCTTTTCATCAGGATCAAGAGCCTTAATCCTTCTAAATACTTCGTTTCTATCGTCCTCTGCACATAAAACTAATGTGTTCCCTGGACTTTTAATTGGCTTATCCAACCAAGTGCCATGACCTTGACTAACCTTCATTGCTAAATCTAACGCCAACATACTCTTACCAATACCACCTATGCTTGCAAGTATGCTTGGCTTGGATCGTTCTAACAAACCTTCAACCAACCAAGACTTTGGCGGTGGATCACCTACAAACTGTCTGATTGAGAAGTTTCTGATACCGATACCAAGATTACTAATCTCCAACTTAACTGCATCTAAACCTTGCTCTTGTGCTAGATCATTAAAATCGCCTTCAATGGACGGAATCCTGATAAAACAGTTAAAGAATCTGGAACAAATATCCTCTGCCTTTTTTCTACCTAGATTAGTTTTATCGTTATCAAACGCTAAATAAATTCTTGCATCGGTTTTATCTCTTAACTTTTTGACTGCATCATAACCAAAGTTAGCTGAGAACACGCACGCAACGGGCAACCCTGTCGCCTCATAAACGCTTGCACCTGTCGCCATACCTTCGACCACAACCAACGAATCAATCTTCTCTAATGATTTAAAGTCTGTGCCGATTAAAAATAGATTACCTTTAACTTCTCCAGCAGAAACAAAACGCTTTTGACCGTCCTCTTGTATGTATTGCAACGACCTGAGATCGCCCTGTGTGTTATAAATAGGAACAACTAATGCTTTATTGTGTAGCTTTAGAGAATAACTTTTGATCTGTTTAGATTCCAGATAAGGATGCTTGATAACCTCTGAATAAGATTGAAACCTTTGCTCACAATCCTTTGCAACTTCCTCATATCTGGTTAGTTTTTCTTGCTTTGCCTTTTCTTGGGCTTGCTTTATCTTGGCTTGTAAATCTTGTCTTTGATCTGGTGTGAGTTTGTTGACCGCAGCTGAACTCCATTTAAACTCCTCCCCCGTTCTCCAATTTCCGTAATTTGCGAATATGTGATTATCGACAACATTAATAACATACCAACCCGATTTTTCATTGCCTTTGTCTGGTCTAACTCCTGAAGTAGCTGTAACGGAAACTCGAACCAAGTCCCCTGTTGTGTTTAAGAAACCGACATTTAAACCTATCGCTTGCATTTCTGCAATAAGGTCTTGTTCATTTCCTCTGTTTTTTTCTAAATAATTATTGTCTTTAACTAATCCGTATCGTTCTTTATATTTCTTGAGATCCATCTACCCCGTTCCTTGCTTGCTCATTTGCATAATTAAGATACTCACGAATTATCTTATTAAAAAAATTCATGCGATCTTCCTCTGTCCAATCACGCAACGCCCAGCTTTTATTTTCTTTAGATATTTCTATATACCTATCCCTTGATTGTGCTTTTGCATACGCAACACCTTTCTCAGAAACTTGAGCAATATTTTTTAATTTATTACCTTTGACTATTTCTTTTTGATGTTCCACGCAACAAGCTCCGTACCATTTATCCTCAAACTTTGTAAGTAGGCCTCCTACGGGGTTAAAACAATAACCACATAGTGAAGGCCTATCTACACTTAAAAAATTAAAATGGGATGTTTTCATCGCCTGATTCTTTAGTTTCAGGTTCAGATTTCTTTTCCGATTTTACTGACTTAGATTTAGGTTCTAGCCAACCTTTACCTTTACCGTCATCAATAGCTGGATAACCCTTGTCATCAATAATGACATTGGCTCTAACTTTTGATCCCACTAGATCGCTACTGTCATCAGGTAAACCGTCTGGAAACCCACAAACCTTTGCGAGTTTATCAAGCGATTGTAAACCGATCTCAATAGCGGAAGTGCTTGTTGAATGGTCAACGGTAAAAGTATGACCAACCAAGAAGTTAGGTTTATCAACTACTCTAAATAAAACCTTTAGAGCAACCCAACCGTTTCTACCTGTTATTTCTTCATCCTGTGTGTATTCTAAGTCATACACACCTGGCTCAAGAGTTTCTAGGCTTGATTCGTCAACTTGCGATTTATATTTACTTAAATCCATATTTTCTCCTATCCTGGATCATAACTGTGGTAATCATTAAGGTAGTTAATGAGATCCTTGCAGTCTTGGTTAATACTAATGAGATGATGAAGCCCATCTATCGGTAGATCATTATTATCAGGGTTTATAGTGTCTATAAGTGTAGATAATAATACATCTATCGTTGTCAAAGCACCTTTGCTTCTAGTGACATCATCAACTCTACTCATCTTTACCGCCTATCATGGCTGATCGAATCTCTTTCCAATCAAACGGTAAAGTATCTGGAAGTGCATATCTATTCTTCGCAAGAAACGCAGGTTTCTCACGACAATAGGCTATAACATCTCCAGCTACGGCTTTTGTTGTCATCGTGCCACCTTTACCTTGGACTTTAACAGTACCAAGTTTATAGTTAGCAAAGAAACAACAATCGCTGTTCTCTAAAACTAAATCCGCAGCTTTACGGTGCAGTTTTAATTCGTGTCTATCGTATGGCTCAATCTCAGGTGATTCAAACCTTTTGATTTGATTATGACCTATCTGCAAAGTAATCATGCCTTTGTCCTCTCTAAGAGTGTTGAGCAAATCTAAATATTGTCGCCAATACTTCAATACTTCTACATAACCTTTACCATAACCAGGTTGCTCAATGGATCTCCAACCATTATCTTGACAGGCTTTATCCCATATCAATGGTTCTAACCAATCAAGTGAATCGACCACAACGGTTTTGTAATCGTGATCTTCCTCTACCAAATCTTTTAGATAGCCCATAGCATCTTCAAAAGATTTACATAAAGGAAACTGAGGTGCTTCAATCGTACCCATACCATCTTCTGTAAGTATAAAGATAGGTTTAGGCATCGTTGATCCAAAGGTTGTTTTACCAATACCAGCACCACCATAGACAACAAGTCTTGGCGGTTTCTGTTTTGATTTAGTTCTAATATCAGCTAGGCTCATTTGACCACCTCAACCTTTTTATCATCACCTTCTACAGCTTCTTTAAGTAAATCGCTGTAATGTTTTGCAAGAATGTCTAGCTTTTCAACCTCAAAGTTTGCATTGCTAACAATCTCATTCTTTTGTCTATTGACTAACATAACCTTGTTATAAATAAGTTTATGTTCATCAGACAAATCATCTACCTTGTATTCTTTACCATCATCGGAAAAGCTAAAGGTAAGTTCTTCGTTCTCTTTAGTCATAATTACTCTCCAGAGTTGCGTTTATATTCATCACAATCAGCTTTGGCATTACAAAATCTGCAATGATCTCCAAAGTTATATTGTGGGCTTTCCTCATCGCAAGCATCTGTAGCTTGCTTTAAGTCTGTAAAACCCCATTCCACCAAGTTAGGTGCTGAGATTTCAAATGTCTTAATTTGGTTTTTGACTCTTGGTTGTACAATGGTTAGTTCCATAGTGATATCAGGATTGCCACCTCCATATCTAGTTAGCGCACCCAAGCCATAGATCATAAGCTGTTTATTCTTCATGGCTTCTACATTCCACTTACCAGACTTTAAATCTATAACACAGATTCTATCTTCTGCTAATAAGATACAGTCAGCAGTACCAAAGCACTTACCTGATATTTCATCTAAATAAACTTTTTCTTCTATCACGCTCCGCGCACCCAACTCTTTTTGTCTTTTCTCAATGTAATCTACATAGACTTCAGCACAGGCAACCATGTCCTCATCTACTTCAATTTCAAAATCTTCTACAACTTCTTTACGACCAATCCAATAATCGCGCAAGGTCATATCGCGCAAACGATCCTTGAGTAGCATTTCTGTCATAGAGTGAATGAGTGTTCCTGTAGCTGCTGGCAAGCCAACAGTATATTCTGCTTGATAGTTTAGGTATGCCGAAGCAGGGCATTTAAACCATCGATCAGCAGAGGAAGGGCTAAATATTGCGTGAGCCATTGGATACTATTTTACCTTTTTCGTATTGTTCTATATATTCTCTATCGTATAAAACCTTGCCACCTATCTTGAAGAACTCAGGCCCTTGACCTTTGCCTCTTTGATTTTCTAAGGTGCGTGGACTGATCTTCCACCTTTGTGCAAGCTCTTTCGTGTCGAAAAATTTGCTAGTATCGGTATTTTCAAATTCCATAATACTCCCTTTTTGTACTTTATAGTTGTTAAATTTACACGATAGCATTAGAATATGCAATATAGTAAGTTAAATTAATAGGAGAAATAATGAGTATAGATGATGTAACACCCGAGCAATGGGATAGAGCGATTGATAATAAAGCTACCAACAGACAAATTGGTGGCGATCATTATAAAAAGCTCAAAGTATCACCAACGGACTACATTTACGCTAACAACTTGTCTTGGAATCTGGGTAATGTTGTTAAATATGTAACCAGAAATAAGGACAATGTTGTGAATGACTTGTTAAAAGCCAAGCACTACATCGACTTAGAACTTGAGATGGTGCATGGTGTAGATGGTGAGGGTAACAACATTGGGCCTTATAGAATAGAAACTAAGGTCTAGGAGTTATGAATATGAACTTTGCAGACTTTGATGATCCTGTAAAAAACGAATGTGAAGGTAAAAAGCCTATCCATTTGGACAGAGATTTAATGAAAGATTTTGTAATGTTTTGTCGTGCAAACGAAAAAGATCCTCAACGTGTAGCTGAATACCTAATTAAGTTAGGTATTCATACACCAAATGAGAATCGCGTTTGCATTGACATAAATAATTTATAGATTACTTTCTATAATACTTTCTATGTGCTGACCGACTTTCTGCGCGTTGGCTATCGCTTGGTCTTGGTGAATGTGAGCATACCTCTGGGTGGTTGCAATATCTTTATGACCAAGAAGCTGACCAACCTCTGATAGATTCATCTTTTGTAATGACCAGGAGGCAAAGCTGTGTCTAATATCATGGAGTCTTACATCCGCGCACCCCGCCTCGCGCTTAAATGTTTCCCATGCCCTTCTCGGTGTCTTAATACCAACGATATATTCACCGCTTTTATCTAGCTTATTCACCACATCCATAGCCAAAGGCGGTAGATGAATGATCCTATCATCGCCCAGCTTATCGGTTTTGTGATCTTTAATAACCAATGAATTGCCTACTAAATCAGACCATTTAGCTTTTGCTATCTCCCCCTTCCGCGCACCCGTTAAGAGTAGCAGCTTGATAAATGCGACTGACTTCTTGTACTGATCTTTGCTCTCGTATTTATCTAAGACTGCAAACAGTTTTACTAGCTCATCATTTGTGAGGTAGCGTTTGCGTTTGTTCTCTCTGTTTTTGTGGATGTGCGATGCGGGGTTGGTGTCAACCAAAGATAAGGTGATTGCTAGGTTATACATAGCTTTTAAGATGCCTAGGCATTTATTAGCAACATAGGGTGCGCGATCGCTTATATCAAAATGTAATGTTGCGATATCACCGCGAATGATAGTGGTTATATCCTTATGACCAAGTGTAGGTTGGATATTGTTGTTGTAGGTTTGTTTTATCTTATCTATTGTTTTAGTTCCTCTCCTAGATAAGTCTTTGCAATAGATAGCAAATAAATCGTCTAAAGTTTTCATAACATCTCCCAATGTATAATTATGAAGTTTAGTGTATATTAGACAATATATCAAGAATGTTGTTTACAGCATCATTATTCTTCATGTGTTCGTCTGCTATGGTTATTTGTTTTTGCTCCATAGGCTTGATAAAAACTGCGTTTCTATATTTAAGACAAACCAAAGCAAAGATATCAATGGCTTGGTGTTGATATTGTCTATCTCTGCTATGCGATCCTCTACGCATATCAAATCGCCAATTAACTCTGCCTTTGTTTATTTTAGATGAGGTTTTAACTTGGACTTTGTAGAGTTTATTTTCATGTTCAAAGACTATATCCGCTTCTGAGCCATGCGGAACAATGAGAACTGTATCAGAAATTTGAGAGAGGAGTGCTGCTGTGAGGTACTCACCTGATCGACCAACTCTTTCGGTCGCTCTTGGCATGGTTTATTCTATTTTTCTTCTTCCTGCGCTTGTTGCAATAGAATTGCTGTGCTTGCTGGCGTTGCGCCTCTAGTTAAAGGGCTTACCGAGGTTAATAACCCAGTAACAGGCGACATTCCAAAAGGCCTTGACATCAATAATTCTGAGGCTATTGCTGGAGGTGCTAATTTACCTAATTTCAAGGGGTTTACGATAACGTCTTGTGCTAATAACCTTGATGCTGTTCCAGAGTCAGGAAATTGTGATCCTAAAACTTGTTGTGCTTGCGTTGCTGTTTCAAGCAAGGGCTTATCACCTCTTAGTAATGCAGCCTTTCTTTTAGTTGGATCTGTCTTTTTAATTGCTCTTATAAGCTGTGCTGGAGTAAAAACTCCTTCTTGGATAATTGCTTGTTGCATAGCATCATTTATTGGAATTAAATTTGCATAGGCTTTATTAACATTCTTTAGTGCCTGTGAGTCAATGTTTTGTAAATCTATTTCATCCTCAAGTATTTTTTTTGTTTCTTTTATTACTTGACCTATTTCTCCTTCTGCTCC